GATAAAAGAGCATTAATCCATATTTCATTTAATACTTCCCAAGTTCTATTCTTAGAAACAAAATCTAAAATTTGTCTTGTAACATCAGGTCTGTCCAAATCAGTTAATTTTTGCATTAACTTTTCTTTTGAACCTTTAATTTCTTTACCTGCTATATTACCAAATTCTTCATATTCTCTTAAAGCACTTTCTAAATTGTCAGATACTAATTTACTATCTGCTAATTCTTTTTTAACAATTCCTAAAGTTCTAAAATTACCACCAGTCATTGAACCATAATTCATTTTATGTTTCATCATGCCTAAAATGTAATTTAAAGTATCATCAACATCTTTTTGAGTTCTAGTTCCTACTTTCATTTTAACTTGTCTTTGAAAAGCAGGTAATGCTTTAATCAACGAATGTAACATCATCTCATGTGCGTAAATTAATGAAGATACATTTTTTGTACCTTTGCTTAATGAACCAAATTCTTGATAAATTTTATTAATATCTCCACCATATTCTTTAATGGCTTTTCTTTTAATTACTTCATCACTAAATTGTCCATCTACTTTACTAAACCCTTTGTAGACAGCTTCGTGCATTGCTTTAACTGTATTAATAAAACTTTTAGTGGCTATACCACTATCCATAACATCTATATTTAAAAAATTATGTGGAATACTAAATGCTTCTTCAGCATCAAGTTCGCCTTTTTTCCATTTATCGTAATTTACATTTAAATCTTCACTAGCAACTTTATTATAAAGTATTGTTCTTTTTTCTCTTGTAATTTTAGACTTAGGTTTAACTCTGGTTTTCTCAACTGCATCACTTAAAATTTTCATCTTCTCGCCAATAGTCGTAGCGTTATCTAAAAGTTTTTGTGAATTAGAAATACCTTCTTTAGCTTCTTCAATTATTTTAATATCATTAGCAATTAATTTTTCATCAATGTTACCTGCTATATATCCTTTGGTTGCTCTAAGACCTGCCATTAAAACATCTGCGAAAGCACCTATACCTGCACCTTCTAAAGTGTTTTTCATTCTAGCTTCCCACCAAGTATCATTTGGGTCTGATTGTAAGTAACCTAACCAAGTGTCTGCCATTTCAGGAGAATGTTCTACAACCATGTCTGTCAATCTTCCTGACAGCTCATCAAAACCTATAAAGTCTGCTATTGCACCTTGTGCTGTTGCTTTAGTAAATCTTTGTCCTGTTGTTACTGCTGTAGTGCCAATCTTCGCACCTTTCATAATCTTGCCACCAGTAAGCCAACCCATTACGAATTGAACACCACCTTCTACAAAACTTGCAGTTAGACTTTCAGTATTATCTTCAGGATTAACTTTATCTGGGTCATAAAAGAACCCTTTGATTTTACTATAATCCTTTTTACCTATGTTTCCTGTAATCGGAGCTAAAATACCTTTAACATTTCCTAATTTGACTGCTTCATCATAAGGAACATATTCAACCATTCCATTTTCAGCATCTTTACCATATCTGAAGCCACCAAAATTAGTCTTTTCTCCTAAAGTGTCCCCTAATCCTTCTGCAAGACTACTAAAGGAATTAATAGCTTTTCTAGTACCTTCGTATGGTGCAACTACTGCATTATCAAACAACCAACTAGTTGCTGAACCTTCAGGTCTCCAGTTTCCTATTAAACCTTCTTCTCCACTTTCTTCTGCTTGTTTAGCTTCTTCTGCTTTAACATTAGAATTAGTAGTTATGTTTTCTATAATCTCTTGTTTCTTTTCTTCTGAAGTATCTGCAGGAATTTGTATTACCTGTCCATTAGGTAATGTAAAATCAATCATTTCCATTATTTAATATTGTTCTCCTTTTTAAATGTTTCTAAAGCCACCCCATATTTTGCTAAAAATCCTTCAGGAGACATAATTGAAGCATCAGCTATTTTTTGTGCTAAAGTAATTGTATTCTTTTCAGCTACTTCCATTTTTTCTTCTAAAATTTGTACTGAAGATTTACCTGTAAGTTCAATCTGACCTTTACCAAATAGAGAATTGTATTGGTCTGTTTTCTTAATTAATGTCATTTGCTTATCAAACTCAGCATTAAAATCATCTTGCTTTTGTAGTTCTCCTAACTTGCCTTCGTATTTAGGATTATCTGCATTTGCACTTAACCATGCTAAAAGTTTTTTACGCATTGTTGCTCTAACAGTGATTGCATCACTTGCAGTGTTAGAAACACCTGAAGTAATAATTTTTTCAAAGGCTTTAAACTGACCACTTATATAAATATCATCAAAGTAAACATTACCTTCTAAATTTTGTGCGTTAGGTATAACTGTAGATTTATAAGATTGATAAGTTGCTTTTCTAATCTTACCACTTTCTAATGCTTCATAAGCTAATTTAGATGCTTCTGCATACTCATTATTATTAAGAAGTTTTTCTATTTCTTTAATAATATCTGTGTCATCTGAATTACCACCATCAAACAATAAACTTTTTTTATATTGTTCTCCTGCAATTCTTTCTGCATCAGTTCTACCTTTATCATTAATCCATTGAGTTAAATTAAAATTAGGATTGTTTTTTATAGTTTCTTCTAAAAAGTTATGTGTTCTTGCAACAGTTATATTATCTTTATTTTTTTCAAACTGAACTTCGTTATTTAATTTTTCATTTTGTTTTTCAATAAGTAAATCTTTTAATTCTTGTTGTTTGTTTTTAAGTCTACCTATATTTGCAATAGTGTCTGTACCTGCAATTAATCTTTTTGGAATTTGTTGAATTAGTTGTAAAGCAAATTCATAGTCATCTGTAGAAGTTACATAAAGTTCTAATCCATCAAATATTGTATCAACAACATCTCTACCATTTCCAGTGACATCAAATAAACTTTGGATTTCTCCTTGTAATACTTCTGAGATTTTATCCCATTTAGTTACACCTACTTGTATTTCTCCTTCAGATAATTGGTCTGTGTCCCAAGTTTTAAATTTTTCTACTGTACCTACAATTCTATCTTTAATTTTATTATCAAAGTCTTTATTAAATTCATTTAATAGATTTTGCTTATGTGTAGCTTCTAATTGATTTCTATAAGCTGATGTTTCTTTAAAAAATCCATTTTCTAATTCTTCAGGTTGAAAAAACCCTAAATTTTTTTCTTTAATAAATTTGCCTAAATTTTCTTTATAGAACTTTTCAAAAGCACCTTCTGTAAGGTCTTTCTTTACTCCACTATTTTCGTAATTTTGTAAAATTGTTTCAGTAAATTCATTAGCAAATGAATTAAGTGTTAATTCTTTATACTTTTCTAAATAATAAGGATTAGCAGTTTTATCAATTTCTCCATTTTTAACTGCATCTCTAAATTTACCTTTATTCTCATTATAATCTTTTAAGGCTTTAGCTTGTTCAGATTTTTTCATTTTAACTTCAGCACCTAATACTGCTTTAGTTGCACCACCATTAACAAAGTTATCTAAAGCGTTTGTAAACTCTTTCATACCTGCAGGTAATGGAGCTTCTTGTGGTCTGTAGAATAAATTAAAGTCTGTAGATAAAACTTTCTGTTCTTCTGGTTGCAGATTTAAGTCAGGTGTTTTTCTTGCCATTATAAGTCTTGCCAATTAGTTACGCTTCTAGTCTGTTCTGATTTTTCAGCACCAGTCATTAATCCAGCGTTTTGTTTTTGAAATTGTAATGAGTAATAAGTATTAGCTACATTCAATGCTTGTGTAGCAAATAATAATTTTGAATTAGGTGGTGTTAGATAAGTTGATTGACTTTCTTGACCAAACTGAATTGCTTCTAAATTTCTTTCAAACTGTGAAATATTAATGTCCATATTATTTCTAATGGCATTTCTATAATTACCCTCAGTTCTATAGTAGTTTGCTAACAGTGCGTTTGTTGAACCAGATATAGCTAGTCCACCTGCATCTCCTGCACCTGCAATATAAGTTGCTCTAGCTTTTCTAGCTTTTAATGTTCCTTGTAAATCTGCTTGTGCTGACTTTTTTAATTCTTGTCTAATTTTTAATTGAGCTGACGCATATCTAGCTACTGCATTTTTCTTTGCTAATTCGTTTTGTCTAAGCTGTTGTGCGTATACTGCTTTTTGTTGTGCTTTACCTTGTTGGTATTGTAAACCTGCACTTGCTACACTGGCAACTGTTAAAGCTATAGTTGGACTACACATTGTTAATTCTTATAAACTCGTAAAAAGGTTTATTTAAAACTCCATATTTTTGTTTGTTAATAAATTTGAACCCACACCATTTTAACCATTTAATGTGTAGTGAATTTCTACAATCCACAAAGTTCCATAAAATTTTGTATTTAGTATTTAAGACTTTAACTACATCTCTACATTGTCTTAAAAAACTTATCTGAGCTGTTGTTAAATCTTCAGAAGCTAAAAGCCATATTGCACCTACACCACTACCACAATCATTAACTCCAAATATTCCTACTGGTATATTTTTTCTATTAACAATCGTAAAAACTATCACATTTTCAAGGTAGCCTTTTAGTAATGCTTCGTATGGTAATAGACCTGTTGATGCTAAAATTTCTCTTTTATCTTCGTATCTTAATCTTGGTGCTAAATATTTTAAATCTTCAATCGTTGTTAATCTAAAATGATTATGCCCTTGATGATGCTGTAACATAATAGCCTTGCCAGTTTGCGTTAATAAAGTTTGATGGCAGGTGGCTATCGTTTTTTAATGTTATAGTTAGCTTGTCGTTTTCTGACTGAACAGCAAAAGTATAATCTCCATCAGATAAATTTACTGTGCCTAATGCACCTGTACCTGTTGTTGTCCCTGTGAAAACAGAAGTTGATGTGCTTCTTCCAATAGGCACTACTTCTGTAGTAAAATAGCCAGTATCGTTATAAGAAACATTCCAGTTTCTAATCTGCAATCTTCCTTCTCTTACTGATATTCTAGAACCTGAGCTGTCTGCTAACTGTATAAATTGTTGTGAAAATTGAAATAAAAATTCATATTGTTCTCCAATCCATAAATTAGCACTAGTTAAATCTCCTGCTACAACAATAGTTGTACCTGATTGTGAAACTATAGCTATTTCCTGTCCTGCAGTATTACTTCCACCTACACGACCTACTATTTTCATATTATTAGTTCTTGTATATGGAATAGTAAATGTAGTTTGGTTTGTACCTGCATTGTAAGAAGACGATACACCTGTACTGTCATCTTGAATTTTTCTGTCTAAATAAGTTAAATAATTTGCTGAAGCATCAACTACAGCAGGAGATATATCTAAACTTTCTAAAAATACATCAGTTCCTCTTTGATTAACTATGTATAAAGTGTTTTCTATAAAATCTATATTTAATATTTTATCTGTACTTGAAGTTCCAAAATCCCATTTGTGCCATGCACTTTGTAATCTTTTTCCATTTTGTAAATAGTATTGATAAACATATAAACAATTATGTGATGATGTGTCTGAAGATAATGCTATTAAAATATTTTCATTAGTTGCTGAAGCTAATTTAAAAACTCCTGCAGGAATATATTTAGGTACATTAGCTGTTGTATCATCTGCTTGTTTAGTTCCAGTATCATCTTGAACAAAAAATTCTCTTATTCCTGTATAGCTTCCTTTATTAAATGGAAAAAATACATTACTACCTGCACCAATAGGTTTACAACCGATTGCTGTTTCATATTCTGTTGCAGTATTTATTGAAACATTTCCTGCTGTTAAGGTTGTTCCACCTGTAAGCATAAATTGTGTTTGGTCAGTAAATAATAATAAGTCTTCATCAAAACTTATGGCATGTCTTAGAATACTTACTTTTTTAGAAGTAGACGCTACATCTACTGGGTCAGTGTCTAAACTATCTGTAACTGTCTCTGCAAAGAATTGAAAAAACTCTCCACTTCTAGACATAATAACATTTTCATCTGCAATAAAACCTAATCTGTTTCTATGAAAGAAAATATCATTTATTTTTTTACCTATAAAACTTGGGTCAGGCGAACTGTCTTCGTCTCCTACTACTCTATTACCCCAACTAGGAACATCATAATCTGTACCTGAGAGTGTATAAGTACTTCCATCAACTTGTGTAAATCTAAAATTACCATCTGCTGTTCTAATTAAAACATGTGGCATCAAATCTTTATCAATAGTAGTTTTAGTTGAAGGAGCTACAGTTTCTTCCCAAACATCATTTGAGCTACTATATTTTACATAGTAGTTATCAAATGAGTTTGATGCGTCTCCTGTAACCTCTACGACCATGTCGTTGATTGCAGGACTTGGCAAATCGGAAAAATTCTGAACTTTAGCTGAAACTATTTGTGAAGCATCATCTCCATATCCATCACTAGCTGAAACTGTAAGAGTTCCACTAGATTTAATTATTGAGAAACTTGAAGTTCCTACATTTGCTGTAGTAATACCTGATGGACTTCCAACTGCAGATTTTAAGCCATTTCTAATAGCTTCAGTATCAGTGTTTGAACTAGTAAATGAGTAAGTTGTTCCATCAATAGTAACTGAATACTTGGTGCTATTAACTCCTTGTAATACTGAATAAATAGCCTGTTCTACTTTGGCATTACTAGTCGTTGATGCCATTGCAGTCGTTTTAGTCTTGTTTAAGATATAAGTGTAATCAGCAACAGTAACAGCTACAAAATCTTCTCTTGGATTAGATGAAGATAAATAGTTAGATGCGTTTGTCTGCATCACAACTGATTTAGTAGCTCCTGCTATTGTTTTAACTTGGATTGCTCCATTAGTAACTATTACAATATATCTTTCATTAACATCTCTGTTAATTGTATGAATGTAAGCATTGTCTAATGCTGATGTTGAAATAGTTGCTAGATGTTTTGTGTTAGGTCTTTTTTTGAGACCTTCAACAACACTAGAAAATCCATTAACCTGAGATGTGGCTTGGGAATTTAATCTTAAAATTTCTGGTTGCTGACTTACTCCCTGAACCAAGTTTGGTATGGTTCTTGATATAAGTGGCATTATCTATTTACTATGTATTTTTGTAAATCACTGTCAAAGATTGTGTTATCGCCTGTTTGCATTTCTGCTTGTTTCATAACTGACAAACTTCTAGCTTCATCTTCTGAAGAAAATTTATGTAATGTATTTGCACCTAAAGTTCTATCGTGAAATACTCTAGCACTTCTTATAGTTATATATCTTCTTGCTTGTTCTGGTAAATCTTCAAACTGTAAAAGATATATTAAAGTATTTTCTGTAAAATCTTGGTCAAATGTATTTGAATTTTTTGCTAAATTAAAAAGGTAGTTACCTCTTTGTACGACATCATAAGAAGATTTATCGTATTTATTACTTAACTCTACTCTAACAACATCAGTTCCTACAGGAATTTTGTTATTACTGTCTCTTGTTAAATCTACTTTGTATTGAGTATTAAAATGCCAACCTGCTGATTGTACTTCTCTACTAATTTCATTTAATATATTTTTTGCTGTTGTACCATCTACAGGTAAAGACCCTGTTAAGGTTGATAATGGAGCTTCTCCAATGGTACTTAAAATTGTATTGACTGCTTCTAGTTCAGTCGTTCTTGTTGTAATTGTCATTAAGGTAAAAGGTTGTCAAAAAAACTATCAACTTTATCTTTTAATTTTTTAATTAATCTACATAACCAACACATCATAATTTTCTCCTTTAAACCACAGGCGTAGATTGTCTGTGTTAATCTCTACGCCTATGATAATTTCAATAAAATTAATTATTGTTGTTTAATTGAAACTGCACTTTCAGGTCTTAGAATACCATGACCTAAAGCTAGTCTAGCTGTCATAAGATTGCCCAATCTTCTCGGGTCGTAAGTATTTTCTAATACTAAATCTTTTAACTTAACTGTACCAACTGCAGATTTGTGGAATACCACACCTGCAATGTGCTGTGCATCTACATTGTAAGTATTGTTTGTACCTGAAATCGCTGACGACTGGTCAGTGAAAGCAGTTACAGCAGTGTTAGATTTAATTACTCTAACTCCACCAATCATTACAACTTGTCCTTTTGAGAAATCTCCATTATTTGAAGAAAAGTCTCTTGATACAAGTTTATCTACATTAGCTAATTGGTAGTAAACATCTGGTGTTACTACACAATATCTGTCTGTAGAAGGTACATCATTTTCATCTAAAGCCTGAATAGCTTCAAATACTGATGCAATCATAGATGTTGCGTTTGTTTTAGCGTCTGCGTCTGTAATTTGAGTTCCACCTTGACCACCAGTAACATTTGCTGATGCTTGTGAAGCTAATACAGTAAGTTGAAGTAAATGTTGGTCAACTTTTTTTGCAAGAGCCTGTCCCATTTCTTTTGAATATTGAGAACGAACATCATAATGATTCTTTAATTCATCAATTTCTGCAAGAAATGCGTTTGCTATTAACATATCATCAATGTTTATAACTTTTTCGTTATGTTTCACTGAAGTCCCAAGAATTTCATTTCCTGGTGTGTGATATGAACTAGCGATTGTACCAGTTACAGGGAACTGTGCTGATTTACCTGAAGATATAGTTCTAACAGTGGTCATACCCATCATAAGGTTTTCTCTACCAAATGTTGCAAGTACTTCTCCACTGAAGACCTTCAAAAATAAATCATTGTAACCTGTACCAGTAGCGTTTACTAGACCTAGTCTAGAGGGTACTGAGTTTGACATTTTATTGTCTCCTATTGGTTATTATTGATTTACCTAATTCTACTTTCGTCAGGAAGTTATCAGTCGTAACTGGCAACCATTGATTTCTAATTAGTCATCTCTCTTTTAAAAAAGATGAGATTATTTTTTTTCTACTTTTATTTTGTAACCTAAGCCTGTCTTTTTGTTTCCATATAGCTTTTGCCATGACCAACTAGTAAGCATAGTTGAGTAATGATAAATTTTTTCTACTATATATCTTTTCATTATCTTCCTTGTCCTTTGTATCTTTTTAATTTCTTTTGTAACTTTTCTCCTTTAGATAAACTTTTTTTGTGAACACCCCTTCGTTTAGGTGGTTTATCTCTAGGTGTGAAACTGGTAAATTTTTGTTTAGCCATTTAGGCTTTTTTCTTGAAACCTTTTTTCATCTTTGCGTAGCTTTTGTCCGAAATAGTAGATTTTTTCTTGCTTCTACTAATACCTAACTTCTTTCTACGATTTATATTTCTATATAATGACATGTGTCTCCTATTTTTTCTTAAATGCTGATACGCCTTTAATTCCAAGTACACTTGAATAACCACCAATGATTAAACCTTGTAGCCATAATGGAAATTTATTTACTTGGTCAAAAAAACTATCAAGTTTTGTTATAATTTCTGGGTCGTCTGAAAATATTCCCCATGCACAGATTAACAGTGGAATTGAAATAATTATTAAAACTATCTCGTCTTTTAAATCGTTAGCTTGATGAGTTTTGACTGTATTGACCATTTCAATCTCTCCATCAATAACTCTTTGCATTTGTTTTTTTTCAGCAATACTTTGTAAAACTTTTGTTTCTTTTCTGTTTTTATAAATTTCAGAACCAGTACTCATTGCTAATTTAGCTAATTGAAGCCACATCATCTGTTATCACTCCTATTTCTTGATTTAGTTCTAACTCTAAGATTGCTTCTAGAGTTGTTTCTGGGGTTTTTATCCCTATGGTCTATGTCTTTACCTGCTATTGCTTTAACACCAAGTTTCTTCTTCATTAATCTTCTAGCTAGATTACGACTTGACCTATTTTTTCTTTGTTCTGGTTTAGAATGATAATTAGCGTATTCACGCCCATAATCTCTAGGCATTATAGGACAGTGCTTCTACCTATTTTTTCTTCTACCATTCTACGATAAGCAGGGTCAGTTTCATATCTTGGGTCATTCATAGCTTCTGTAACTTGTGCAACACTAGCAAATGCGTCTTTAGAAACAGCATCACTTGTACCTTCAAATAAAGAAGGTTGTTTAGGATTTGCACCTGCTTTTGTAAGTAAACCTTGAACTGCAAATTTAGCAGTTTCAATATCTCCACCTTCAACCATATCATTAAATACTTTAACTTCTGCGTCAGATAGATTGTCTGATGCCCATTGAACAAGTTCGTTATATGCTTCTTGTCCACCTGCTACATCTTGAATTTGTTTAGTATTAGTATCAGAGATTAATTTTTGTCCCTCTATATAACTATCAACTAAACTTTTATCTAAACCTTGTTTAGCTAATTCAGAATAACTCTTTTCAGAAAGTTCTCCATTTTCAGCAAACTCATTATAAAATTTATCTAAACCTTGTTGTGGTGCTTCTTCTGTTTTTTCTTCAGCAGGTTTAGCTTCTTCTTTAGGTCTCGCAGAAAATTCTTTTTCCAACGCACCATACGCTTTAGCCAGTTCTTCTGCATTAGAGAATTTTTCAGGCAACCATTCTGGTCTGTCTTCTGATGTTTGCATTTCAGTTTTTGGTTCTGAGACGCTAATTCCTTCTCCATCTGCATTGACACTAAGGTCTTTAGTAATATCAACACCTTCTTTTTTTAATTGTTCTGCTGATTGCTCTAATGTTAAATTATTTGCATCATCAGGTTTTACTTCTAGTCTATCTGTACTCATATTTTTTACTCCATATTCTCAACTGAAACATCTCCAGTTTCATTATTTAAGGCTAAACCTTTACCACTGTCAGTAATGTGTCTTCCTGCTTCAATGGCAACTCTTGGGTCAGCTAACGCTTGTTGTGCTAACTGTTGTTGTTGAGCCTGTTGTTGTTCTTGTTGGATTTGTTCTTGGTCTTTAAGTAAACCTTGTGTGTCCACACCATTTGCTATTGCAAACTTCTTAATGGCATCATCAAGATTTATATGTTGTGCAAGTACATCAGCTCCTAGCGTTCCTGCTAAATCTTGCATGAACTGTAAAAGTCTAATTCTGTCACTTGCTCTACCTAACGCTTCTAAACCAACAATGATTTTAGGGCGTACTATTTTCTTAGGTAAATCTGGTAATAATTTTTGGTCTCTTAATATATTTATTTTTGCATTGATGTATGGAAGTTGAAACTCAGTTGTAAGTATTCCATAAACTCCACCCAAAGCATCTTGCAATTCTTGTGCTACTAATTGAACTTCTGTAGCTGTAACTCTTTCTGCTTGTCTTTGTACTGACGAATTAAGTAAAAAAGCATACTGTAATCTTTGCTCTATTCTATTCATCATTTCAAATGACACTCTAAAATCAGCAAACTTATTAGCTTGTAGTACTGATACATCTCCTGAAGAACCTTCAATAATCGCACCATTTGGTGCTTTAGCTATAGATGATGCTCTAGTAGTTCCATTAGGAGCTACCATAAATAACATTTTAGCTGATGCTGAAGAACCTTCTAATATTGCTCTTGTTAATCCTTCTAAAGATTTAAGGTCTCCTAAATAACTTTCACAGTGTGAACGACCATAATCCATTCCATCAACTCTATTAAATCTTAAAGCGATAAAAGGTAGTTGGTCTATTTTATATTTACCTTTTAAAATTATTTGCTTTCCACATTCTTGCATTAATGTGTAGCCTTTGGCTTCTCTTGTTACGCAAGTATATAAATCTAATTCTTTATTTTCGTATTCTTCTTTTGATTTACCTGCAATAATCGCATTTCTAACTTCTTCAGGTAAAGTATCTAAATTAACTACTTCTTTAATAATAATTTTTAATATATTTCCTTGTGCATCTCTTTTAACTACATAGTTTTCTAATCTATAAACTCTAAGACCACTTTCTGTAATTTTTAATAATACATTGCCAGAAACTATCAAATTTTTCAGGGCTTCGTATACAGCAACTCTGTCATTGGAAACTTCCATGTTATCCATAATTGCTTTTTCAATTCCTGATAAACCTTGTTCAATAGAACTTTTTGTTTTTGGGTCTCCTTGAATTTGTTTAAAAACTAAATCATCTACACTTAATCTAAAGAAGGGAGCATGTGGTGGGAATAAAGCTAACATCAATTTAGATGCCAAGTTCATTACACCTCTAGCACCAACTGATTGATATGGTGTTCTGTATTCTGTAGCTTCGTTATTACCTTTGTCTGGGAAAAGAGTTGGAATAGTTAGTTCGGCACAATCTCTTGCTCTTTCTAAATATGTTTCTCTATTAAGCTCTAATTTATTGTATTGTGATTGTACTGAAGTTCTATCTTCAGTAACTTTGTCTCCTAAAACATATCGTTCCATTAAATTATTTACGCACTAGGTAAATTCAAGCCTGACTTAGTAAGACCTGAACTAGCTAAAGGTATTCTTAATGAACCTCTACCAGTTCTTCTTCTAGAAGCTGATGAAGCAACATTAACATTTCTTCCACTCGCATCTGCACTTGCAGGAGCATTTTGCTTTGTCGTAGCACCTGAAACACTTGGTGGTGTTGCAGGAATTGGCTCAGGCATTGGTGGTGGAGCAGGAGCTTTTACTGATACACACATATTTGCTATTCCTCTTGTATTTGTTTTTGTTTGATTAAATGATTAACAACTGACCTTTGCCCACCTTTGAAGTAGACTTCTTTTTCAGTATCTTTTAAGTCAGCAGATTTCTCTGGGAAAATACTATCCAAGTAATCTATTAGTTCTTTACTAATTGTTGGATTTGGTACTTTTCTTGTCATTAGATACTCCTAAAGTGGAACTTTTTATAGATTTTCTCTTTTCAGCTATTTCCCCTGCGATTGCAGAGTAACCACAGGCATCAACATAATCGTCAGGATTATGCTGACCTGCTTGTGTTCTAGCTATCTTTAGTAAAGCCATAAGATTAGCTACATCTTCTGGCAATATTGTTAGATTTAACTTGAACTTATTTGCTAAATAAGAAGTCCATAATCTTGCAATATTCTCATGGTTTTCTACCTTATCCCCATGCTTATCTTCTCTGTCTTTACTAACTAGCTTTTTGGTTTTCTCTAAAATGTCTGTAGTGTTCATACTCATAACTCCATAGTTTCGGTTGATTTGTTTGATAATCGTACTCGCCTTCTCTTAAAATTCTGGCAAGTCTTGCTTGATGGTAGGCATCATCAATAGAATAATCATTTCTATAATATTCTTGAAGTACTGCTTCCCAACAATCTTTTATGTTTTTCTTATCATTAAGAACTCTTGATGCTTTCACATGTCCACAACCAACTACACCTTTGTAACCATCAGTTTGGTCTCCAGTTAATACTTGTGTGCAAAAATTATAGTCTGCTTTTTCTTCATCTATAAATTCAATCTGGTCATCAATGATACAACACTGCCATGCAGGAATTGTTCTCATATCTTTATCGCCAGAAATAATTACACAATTATCTTTGTGTTCTCCTGTAGCTAATAAACCTATAGCATCATCAGCTTCTAGATTTGGATAACAAATAGTGTGATGTGTTTCTTCAATCCATTTTCTCATTGGAGCATAAGAAACAGGTTTTCTTATTTTTTTTCTGTGAGACTTATAATAACTATCAATTTTTTTTCTAAAATTTTCTTTATCTGAAAAACAAATAATAGCGTCTTTAGATTTTGTTAAATCCCAATAGTAAGCAATAGCTTGTGTGAATAATTGTTTACCTTTTTTTAAATCTGAACTTAAAGTCCAAATATCATCTCCCCAGTCAATAGCTTCTTCCAAAGAGGAAGTAATCTTGTAGACTAGTAGGTCTCCATCAACTAACATTTTTTTATTCTTGTTAGCAAAGAATTTATTCATATTACTCATTTTAGCTTTATTCGCACTGTGCAAATGAAAATGAGCTTCATCTAACTGCGTCATAGTTTTATCTCCTTTAGTTTTAGTATGTTTGATTTTGGTATTACTGTTGAGTTACCACCCTCATTAACTGACCCATCATCATTAAAGTTGATGTCGCCAACAAAAACAAATTTGTCTTTTGACGAATGGATTAACCAACCCATTGTTATACAAACTGCTGTCTTTGATTTTTTTATTTGCTGTAATGGCGACCAACTACTGTCGCTAATTATGTCTGACCACCAGCACTTATAAAATTTATATGGAAAATCATTTTCATCTACATCAGGTAATTTGATTTTAGTTTTAAGTAACTTCTTCATATTATTAAATTAAGTAAATCTCCTTTTGGTATGATGTGTCCTTTAGATGAATAATTGTCCCCACCCTTTTTGATTGGGTAGTTCTTCATTAATTTTTTTAGAATTTTTGTGGGTATCAAAACCCAGATATTGTCTTTTCGTTTTTCAACGACTAAACAAATTGCATAGAACTTTGCAGTACTAACCATTATTCCTGATGGTTTTCCCCTGCTTTCAATCTCTACAAATACATTGCCATACTTAACAACTAGCCTGTCTGCCTTACATTCTATTTGTCCCTCTATAGCTTTTTGAAGTATGTGTTCGTGTTTTTGACCAAACGCAAGGTCAAGGTCAAACTTATTAGTGTGTTTCACTCCAATTTGAACCTACTTTAATCTCTCCTGCTAACTCACACTTAAAATTAAAATACTCTTTAGTCTTATTAAATAAATCTTTTGCTATGGTTTTAAATTCTTCAACTTTATCTTTACTAACTACAAACTGCATTTCATCATGCACATGTAAAACCATTCTATAATCTTTACCCCAAACAAAACCTGCTTTGTGTAAATCTTCGTTAAGAATGACTGTTCCTTTTTTTACTAATAAACTTCCTGCTGATTGGATTAAAGTATTGAGACTTGAATACTCAGCTCTACACATTAGTTTTCTTTTGTCTAAACCATAAATCCATTTTTGATTTCTATATTTAACTGCTACTGCATTTTTTAAATTCTTTAATGCAGGTAAAGCTCTTTCAAATTTTTCTCTTATTCCTTTGGCTTCTGTAACAGAGACATTAAGTATTTCTGACAAGCGTTCATTTCCTGCAGAATAAATGTAGGCATAAATAAAAGTTTTAGCTTTATCACGACTATCCAATCCGAGTATGTGCTGATTTTTGGTATGAATATCATCTTTGAGAAGTGTGTTCGCAAAATCGCCACTGTCGTAATTATACAAGTAAGAAGAAAGTACACGAAGCTCAAGACCAGAAAAATCAATACCGAGCATAACCATATTGGTAGGAGCAACAAAAAGGCTACGCATCTCAGTACCATACTCCGAACCTTTTGATACAACTTGTGCCAAGTTTGGATTAAAGTGCGTACAGCGACCTGTAACTGCTCCATTTGTGATAACTTTGCCATGAATTTTTCCCCTTTTGATTAATTTTAAATATGCTTGTTCGCCATCACTTAGCTGTCCAAGTCTCTTTTGAATTAGTAGATGTCTTGATATTAATTTAGCTTCTTCATAAGGTAGTGATTTTAAAACCTTCTCATTAACTTCAGGCTTACCTGTTGCTGTAAATGATTTTGGTTTCCAACCTAATGTTTTTAATCTGTCTGCTATATGGTCTCTAGAATTAGGATTAAATATTTCAGTTTTAAATTGTTCAACTGGTACTCCTGCTTTAATTCCTCTTTTCTTATTATCTCTTTTATAAGTTTTAAATCCTATAGATTTTCTCCAACTTCCAAAGACTGCAGAAAGTTTTTGTTCAATCTCCAGTCTTTGTTTCTGTAAGGATAAGAAAAGCGACTGAGCAGTCGTCTCATCAAAATCAACACCACCTTGTGATTGTTTAATAATCCAATGTGCAAAGTCGTGTTCTAATTTAATAGCTTGTTTTGAGTAATTTTGTTTTTCAATTAATTTGTATAATAGGTAAGTAACTTCTACATCTCTTTCACAGTAGTCCTGCATATCCTGTGTCCAAACATCAAATGAAGCTGTTTCTGCAAAGTCCCCTTTACGCAAACCCAATCTATAACCCCAACTTTCAATAGAATGTTTACCTATAAGTTTTGGTGGTACTTCTTTCTTTGTGTAGTCTATTTCAGTCATATTTGCCCAAATAAGCCTAGAACAAAGCAAAGTATCTAATACCTCTCCTTCGTATTTGTAACCTGTAACTTTCTCTATAGCAGGTAAATCAAACTCCATAACAGAATGACCAACTATCAACTCTGCTTTCTTTAGTAACTGTAGACCATCATTGATTTGGTCAGGATTATAGGAATAAACTTTTTGAGTTTCTATATCCTTAAAAACCATACAATGAATTTTATCTAGGACATCAAGAAACCCATTGGTTTCTATATCTAGTATTAGTTTCATTTAATGTATTTGTGTAACTGTAATTTTCTCTGTACTTGGTAAGATGTGTGAAACACCTTGAATAGCTTTTGTAATTAATTTTTTAGCTTCAGTGTCTCCACACATTATAACTGGATAAACATTTTCATATTTAATCGCATTATAAATTGCCACCATAATTGTCTTTGATGTTTCAAAAACTAACTGTTGTTGGTGTTGTGATAATTCTAAATAATCTGGCTTATCAATTAAGAAAGCTAAAATAAATTTAGTTAATATTTTTTCATTCATCAAAGTCTCCTTCTGACAAACGACCTGTTTCTTTATTATAAATTAATGTTGATGCAATTCCTGTATCTCCACTAAATCTATTTTTTAAAACTCTACATATCATCATGTTGCCTTCATCTGCTGACTGTTGGTTTCTTTCAAAACCTAATACTGCATCTGATAATTGAGCTAATGAATGTGAACCTCTAAGATGTGATAAAGAAGTTTGTGTTCCTTCTTCATGTCCAAATTTACCTTCAGGTCTTTTAAGATGTGATACAACAAACATTGCACAATTTAGTTCTTCAACTAATTGTCTTAGTTGTGTCATTGTATTATCTATTAATCTTCTCTCATCTCCTTCAGCTAATCCTGAAATTACTATTGAGATATGGTCTAGGAATATAACTTTGCAATCTAAACCTTTAACCATGTAACGAATTTTATTTAATAAATCATCTGTGGAATGACTACCCCAGTGGTCGTACAAGGTTATGTAATCTTTTATTTTATTCCATTCATTTACTATATCTTCATCAGCTATAGTTTTTCTAACTTCAGGAATGTGTATTAATTTATTTAATCCAACTGAAACAATTCCTCTAATACTTCTCTTAACGCTTTCTTCTAAAGCAATGTAACCAACTTTATGTTTGTTACTAATTAAGTGATAAGCAATTTCTCTACAAACTTGTGACTTACCTGTGCCTGAACCTGCACATAATAAATTAAGTTCTCCAAGTCTTATTCCATTTAATTTAGAATTTAATCCATTCCATTGATAAGGAATACTTTCAACATGACTATCTTTTAATAATAAGTCTTTTGTATCTACACCTTCTATAATACCTACAGGACTAAATGCTTTAGCTTCCCAAAAACTATCAATTATTTTAACACCTAAATTAGCTACTAATAAATCATTAGCATCTTTCATAGGTAACTTAGCTATGTATGCTTTTTTAACTGGTAAGATGTTTGCACATTCTATTGATGCTTTTGAACCTGCATCATCATTGTCAAACATAAGTACAATTTTTTCAAATTTACTTAACCACTCTAATTCTCTTTTAATATATTTCTTTGCTGAACTAGCTCCTGATGGAACTGATACTACTGGATATTTATGATTATTGATTTGAGAAACTGACATTGCATCTATTTCTCCTTCAGTAATAATTATAGACTTACCACCATCACGCCATAGGTTTTGACCAAACAAAGTAATCTTGTCTGTATCGCCTAACCATTTAAAAGATTTGTCAGCAAAACGAATGTGTTGTGCTACCAAACTATACTGTTTGTCGTAGTAATTAGATATATGGCAATTCCTGCCATTATATATTCCAGTCTCATAATTAAATTTTTTACATGTTTCAGAGTTTATTTGTCTCTTAGGTAATGCGTTTACAGAACCTTCTATTAAATCTAGCACTTCTTTCCTTTTCGTTTGTATTGGTAATTGTTGTTCTCCATTAAGAGGTGTCCACTGCAAACACCCAAAACAGTACGAATGAAATTCGTAGATGGCTAAATTGTCTTGGGAGTTGCAGTTATTACAAGGAGCATGGCGAATGAACTTTTCATCTGGTCTAATTTGGTTCTTCATCTTGAAGTTCCATTTCTCTCAAATCAGCATCATCTGTCAGTGCATCTTGAAATTTGTAATTGGGAATATCTTCGTGAAGTAAATATTCTTGGACATCAAAGTTAGGACATGTCTTTTGTTTATCTAAATCGTAATGTCCAACTATTCTTGCATCTGGGTAAAGTGCAACCAATCTTTTTAATTGGTCATACAGAGTTTGCCACTGCTCTGCAGTAAAGTTATCTTCAGGTACTTTCCAATCTTCTTCTGAAGCTCCACCAACTAAACATAATCCAAAACTTGTATGATTATATCCTTTGACATGAGCTTGAATTGCATTGTCATTTCTGCCTTGTTCGTAAGTACCATCACGCTTGATAACGCCACCATAACCAATCTTTAGCCACCCTCTTTCTCTATGCCATCTGTCAATCATTTTAGCATCTACATCTTTTTGTGATGGTCTAGTTTGACTGCAGTGTATGACTATGTATGTTGTGTTATCTCGCATTTTTCTTTGCCTTTATTTCGTTAAGCCATTCATCTGGGAATGGTTTTTTGGTTGATTGTATGCAGTGGTACTTAAACTTAAATAAGTCACACCACTTGCCATAAGTAGTTAAAGATTTTTTTCCAATTTTTGTTTTTGAATTTGAAAAGATAAATCTAATATCTAATTCTGGGTGTTGTTGTTTAATGAGTTTGTGCTTTTTTCTATCTGCTGAATTAAAAGCACCCTTCGCTTCCACAATAAACCTATCGTTTATTGGGAAGTCTGGGGTATATGATTTTTTCTGTGTAGGTAATTCAAACTTAATTTTCATACCCTCATAGACAAAGTGAACTTTATTGTCTTTGAGATAATTATATATTACTTCTTCTAAACCACTTTTTAATTCAACAGTCTTAGAAATCCGAACTCTCTTGTACTTCTGGTGCATTAGAGTTCTCACTTCCTGTTGATTTGCTTTCAAAACCATCTTCTTCTTTGAAGATGTTATTGTCTGATTTACCTTCTACTAGTTTGATAACTTGTACTGCTTTCAATCGTAGACTTACTCCTGCACCTAACATTGGTGTGTAGTAAGGTACTTCTTGATAAGCACACTTCATTATCGTACCACCCCATATACTTACATTTGCAGGTAATGGATTTTTCTTGGCATCAAATAGCGTAGGTCTTTGAGAAAACTTCTCTTGTGTTTTCCTGTTAATACCTGACGCTTTCATTTTTAGTTTGAAGAAAACATAATCGCCTTCTTCTGTGTAAGGTTTAGGTGCTTCTTTAACTTTTTTACCTTTGTTATCTTTTTCAGCTTTAGCAAGACTGTCTACTATTGCTTGGTTTACACCTTTAAGCATTTCTGTAGCGTCTGATTTGCTAACCTTTAAAGTTACCTTGTATTCTCCAAGTTCATTAAAACGAACATCTGGTTTTACAAGGTGTGGGTAAATTGCTTCAGAAGCAACACTAACCTTTGTTTGTATATCACTCATATAGATTTCTCCTTATTGTTGAGTACTAACTGTTCAGTTAGCTATAAGTGGAACTTTATATGCAGTAGTGAATAGATTAGGAAAAAACAAATCTATATACAGAAGAATACTGACTTCTTCACTAGGTCTAAATCTAGGTTTCCTTTAGTTGGTATCTCAGGAAATTTCTTTAGATTTTTTTCTGACAACATAGCTTTCATTTCATTAGCAAAATTTAAAAGAACATCATCTTTATAAATTTCACAGAAAGCATCTCTTATAGCATTAGCCATAATCCTATTGTCAGGTGCAGTGCAACCGAAACTGTCGTGTATCATACTAAAGTTATCAACCCCTGCTTCTTTAGCTTTCACTACAGCTAATTGTAAAACACTGGCATCTAATGAATGTATAAAATTAGGACATACACTTTGTGCAGTTTTTCTTTTATCAATCTCATTAGTTTCTGATGCAACTGATAACTTAACAATGCTATCTCCCATTTTAGTCTTAACTCTTTTACTTTCCTTTTTGTAACACATCATCTGAACTGGAAAGTTTAATGGAGTAGACCAACACACAGGTAAGTTTTCTGATGCAACTAGTCTTGCTATAGATTTTAAGAAATCCATAATGTCTCTAGCTTTAACAACTACATCATTGATACTTTCCCATACAATAGGAGTTAGATAAGCAGTGGCTTTGAATAAATCTTCTCCAAAGTCATGTTGAGTACCTCTTTCAGTAAACTCTTTGCTTACATGGTCTTCTAAGTATTGTCTGCATGAATACCTTGTTAAAGAATAAGGTAAGCACATCACTGGTTTCTTACAGATTTTTCTATCTATTCCATAATCTAACCATTTCTTAGCCATATCATCAGTTTTGTTTTTAAGTTTTCTAGTAACTTCTATTGCTACTAAATTATAAACATCACTAGGTTTATTACTTGGTACTAGATTAGTTGCACTACCACCTACTTCATCACGCATCATTGCACTATAGTGTTGTAATCCACTGTTACTGCAGTCAGCTTGTATTGGTAATGTAGTTATAAAACTATCATCAAAATTACTATCACTGTACGCTTTCATCTCATAACAAAACGCTAGAAAACAAAATGGTTTATCTGCGTCTGCCCACCAAGTGTATTCTAATGGAGATGTTGCACATTGAATAATTCTTTCCATGTTAGCTTTTATCCAACCAACTCTTACCTGAAGTTCTTCTTTATCTACTTCTCCAAATAACCCTGCACCTGCTACTGCAAGTATATCAAAGTTATCTCCAATTCTTTTTCCGAATTTAAAAGTTAATAAAGCTCTAGAATAATCTGCTGACTGTGGACTTAGCATTGCAGGTTTAGGATATACTCTTGACCTAAAATCTAATTGATAAGGATAAAAGAAACCACCTTTGTCTAAAAGCATTTTAGCTTCTTCCATGATTTGTCTTACCTGTATAAATTTAGAGTTTTGTTTTGCTCTACCTGAATAAACTTTAGACGCTTCCTTTTTCCATTTAATTAAACTTTCTTTATTTGTAGAAATATCTACAGGTTTAACTGGAAGTTCTATTGTTTGTGGATTTACTGGAAGTTTACCTAATGGAAAATCATTATCCATACATTGCTTAATAACCTCATAAATAGGTTTATTAATAACCCACTCAGTATGTTGCATGATATTTACCGACTGGTAAACGACAGGCATTTCTTTAGTTAGGTTCTTTAGTTCTTCAAGGTATCTTCTGTTACTAGCTTTAACTAAATTATAGTGCATATTATTTATTCTCCTTATTAATTGATTGACTGATTTCTTTAGCTGATTGTTGTTTGTAGTTATGCTTCTTGCCATAATATCCACCAACAAAAGGATTTTCCCATTCTCTAGGTGGCATTAACATGGGTAAGTATTTCGGATAAAGAGCTTCATTCTTGATATTGAAGTTCTTAATTTCCTCTATAATTTTAGGCGTAGCTTCAACATAACAAATAGTTTTAATCTTATTTGATTTTCTATTTTGATGTCTTACCAAACCTAACTGTTCACAAAGCGAAACAATCTTAACCCCAAGATGTAATTGGCTTTCTTTACTCCAATCATCAAATTGTAGATTGTGCTTATTCATACAGTAAGTCCAAACCTTACGCTTGTAGAGGTATCTATTAGCGTTCTGTGGCATGTTTTTACCAGTCAGTCTTTTGGCTACTTGATTGTACTTTTCCTTTTCTTCGTCTTTGAAGATGGTTATTTTAGCTTCCAACATCAAAGCAGTACCTAGTTTTATAGCTAATTTATTAAGTGTGGTTTCTGCTGAAATACCATCAATTACATTCTTTAATGCAATCAGGCTCACAGTGTCCCAAACATTAGGATTATTAGTTATAAACTCCTCATTAATAAAAGCTGATTTAGGTAGGCATTGGCACATCAATTTAAGTGCTGTTTGTCTGTTACCTGCAACACCAGAAGTCATACTTTCAACTTCCTTGTTAATTAGCTTAGATAACTCAGTGATATATTTCTGTTGTAGGACTATGCCATATAAGGTCGTACTTTCTTGACTATCAACAACTGCATCTTTAATCAGCTTTTGATACCTAGTAATACCACCTCTAATCATAGCTTCTTCAAAAGCTATTTCTTCTTCTATTTTTCTTACATAGTCTTCAGTGTTTTGGTTCTTAAATTTACCACCAACACCTACTTTGACTAGTTCTTCAAGTTGCTGTTGCAACAGGCTCTTTTCTTCAACACTGCAATCAGCGTTGGTCTTAGGCAATTCTGTACCCATAGTGTTCTCCTTACTATTCACTACTTCATCAGTTGCACAGTTTGAAAATGTAACACCCTGCTAGTTAAGTTGCATGGTGTTGCATGAATGATGCACTAGTGAATATGATATATGTTTAAAAAAACACATTGGTATTGTTGTATTATATGCTCTAGTGAATATATAGGAAGGGGTGCAGAATTTCCTAAGACTTATGCCTTTAAGAAATCCTTTATAAACTACCCCTTCCTTTTCTATTACATTGCAACTAATGCAACAAGTGCAACAATGTGTGCAACTTCCATTTCCATGAAGTTTGCTTAATGGACTGCATTTTTTCCAACTGCAGTTGTTGGTAGGCGAGAAAGGACTTGAACCTTCACCTCTTACGAGACCAGTTCCTAAGACTGGCGTGTCTGCCATTCCACCACTCGCCCAAAACAATTCTGGTGTTATAGCAAACAACATCTTTAAATCAATCCTTTACTATTATGACCAATTAAAGATTTTTCGTCTTCGTCTTCATTACCATTAAGATTTGCAATAGCATTTACCTGCATCTCATCATTTGAGTGCGTATAATACTTTTGTGCTGTCTCAATAGTTACACCTGCAAGATTAGCAATTACTGCAGGTACTTCTTTGTTCTTACCCAACTTAGTCATAAATGTATGTCTAGTTATGTAAGGTGTAAAAAGTGCAAGACCTGACAGTTCTCTAAGTTTGTCAAACATAGTTCTTAATTGACGCTTAGTGAAATGTCCAAACACTCTTTTATCTTCACGCATGTTAGCTCTATCCTTTAGATTAAGAACAATTTCTCTTGCTCTAGGTGTTAAAGGAACTTTAGTATTAACATTAGTTTTAGGTCTGTGAAAATGTACTATGTTTCTTTTAAAGTCTACATCATCAATAGTAAACTTTAAGAACTCAGTACTATGTCTCATACCTGTATCAACTAACCATATCAAAGCATTAGCAAACTCGTGATAACCATTATCTCTACATAAATCTAAAATCATTCTTTCTTCAGATTTAGTCATAGCCATTTTGCTTTTGATGGTTTTAACTTTTAAGTTTTCCCACCCCATGTGAGATAACCTAATGTCAGGATTAAGAAGTTTACTCTGGTCTAATAAGCCATGAGCAATTCCATATCTAAATATGTCTCTTAATAATCCAAGCCTTTTGTTGATAGTACGATTTGATACATGACCCATGTGGTTAGCGTCTCGTTCAACAATACGCTTTCTCATGTGTGCAACAAACCCATTATAATATTCATGCGTTTGCATATCATCTAATCGTATGTCTGATGGAAAATAACTAAACACATCATTAGCAAAAATATCTATATTTCTGTTATGACCTGTTTCGCTGTGCTTCCATCTTTCTTCATACAAAGTGTCGTAAGTAGTTTTAAGTGTACCAACAGCTCTAATAACTTTTAAGTTCTGTTTAGTAACTGTACCATTTGACAACATTGCGATAGCTAAAAGTTTTTCTTTTTTAGCTTCTTCCAACGCTTCATTAAAAGTTTTTAACCTTTGTTCAGGCGAAGCATTTGGTGGGTAATGTATTTTAACAGTACGAAAGTCTTTCAACTTATCTTTCTTACCATTAACCATTACATTTTTTCTTGTCTGTATTCTAAAGGAAGTCTTAGTCTTGTTCATTGTAATCCCTTTAGGTAACAACATTTGAGTGTCCATAGATTTATCTCCTTTCGTTAGACATTCTTATAGGCATATTAATTACAACGCTTCTTAGCTTCCCATCTTTATCAACATCTTTTGCAACTGATGTAGAACCTACTAAGTGCTGTTGGAACTTTTTACCTAATGGTGTTAGTTCAACTTCTTTTTTTCTAGCATCTAATCTGTCGCTAATAACTTTAACGAGACCCAGTTTATTTGCTAAGTAGTCTAGCGTTCTACTCAAAGAAGGTTGGGTAATATGTCTCCCAAATACTTCATGGTAGTAGAAGCTAATCTTATGTTGATTGCTGTTATGCTTTGGTAGCACAAGCAACAATTTGAAAACAGAAACATAATGAAATGGAACTCCATTACCATGTAACTGTTCTTTGTTTTGGCGTTCAACAACTTCTATTCTGTCTAAGAATAGTCTGTCAAAATGTAAGTTATGAATTACTTTTTCTATACTTAGTGCCATCTTGCTCCTTTCTATGTTTAGCTAAAGTAAACACAGAAGCGTTGTGATGGTCTTTCTTTGTCATGTGAATTAATGATTTAATTATTTCACTTTCAGGTTTGTATTCAAATAAAGGTATTAAGTTTGTTTCTTTTTGAGCTTTACTAAAAGCATACTCAATAACAACATTACCTAACCTTAATGATACCGACCTTTCAAAGTCATCTTCATATACAACTTTCTCAACAAAAGATGTTTTCAAGTCTTTTGTATCAATAGGATAATGAGCATCTAACTTCTTAATAAAATAATCAAAATTATTTTTACTGCTGAAGCTACGCACCCAACTCCACACCTTACATACTGCGTGTGATGTATACCAAGTCATCTGTGTAGTTATTTTAGCCATATTTTTATACTTGTTATTCAACATTATTAACATTTCTCCTTTCTATGCACAAGTGTATTTATTACTGCATTTATTGCTGTATTTAGTTTATCTGCGAAAAAATAGATAAAGTGCATATTATTGCTTATGCAGATATTCCATAATTTACCAATAGAACATTTGATGTGTGTATAAAAATGTATAACCATCTGCGTCTTGCTACTGTTTAGTAAAACTCTAAAAAGAATTGTCATCTATTACTACTCTAGCAAATCTTCTGCTGTTTCATAAACTACAACCTCTGCCTTAAAAGGTGCTTCTGCAAAAGACTTA